TTAGAAACAAATAGACGTGAACACCAGTATTTATCAATGCCTTCATCAGACATTGGTTTCAACCGATAATCACGCTTAATGAATTTGGACTTAAACTGAACTGAAGAATCTGATGGCTTGATCATTCCGGCGGCTCGGGCTGCGTAAGCAATCCGACCCATCCAGGGATCAACTGAAACCTCTAACTCCGAATCTGTTGGGACATAATCACCAACAATAATCCGAGGTCGAAGGATCACACCAGAATATTTAGCCGTAGGGATGTTTACCCCCATTCGAGAGAATAACTGTAAAGTGGGATCAGAAATGAATTGAGAAGCCATAAGACGTTGTTCTTTAGTGATGTTCATTCTCCAGTCAGCAGGAGCGAGAGACGGATCAAGTCCGTATCCACCGAGATGACTGGGAAGATACCAACTTGGTCGGAAAAACCGGCCAAAGAAGGTATCTCTAAAACGCCGTAAGGCGAAAGGAACAACACAACGAGTCCAAGGCGAAAGCTTCACCATCTTTGAAAGATCCCGAGCTATGAGAATCGGAGTAGAGTCTGACTCACCTCCCTTCAATGAACGACCGGTCACCAGTTTCTGTGACAAATAGCCACAACGAACCATGCGATCATGTCGTCTAATGAAAGTTTGAGAGTTAATCATGCAAACGTCGGAAGAAAGATAATGCTTTCCAGCAGAAATCTTAAACCCAGCGTCAGCAGATGAAGGTAAGAAAAATCGGTCATGAAAGTCTTGAGTGCATTTAAAAAGCATATCATCACCATTCACGATCACATTTCTCGCCATAATCTTGCTCATTCTCTTCCTAGAATTTCTCTCCCTAACATCGATTTCCGGTTCGCTAACCCAGTTATCCAACGCTGTGAAATATACCGAAAGGTTAATAACACAAAGCATCGGAAAACTTAGAGGATGACCCATGAGCTGACCCTCACAAAGTAAAACTTCGCTATGGTCAGGATAGGTCGCATAACCAGGAAATAATGAGATCAGGCCTAAATTGTAATATGGAGAGTCCTTCAAACCCCGAAAGGCTTGTAGGGACGCATCCTTCTTTAACATATCTGTGGCCGCCTCATAATCTACCGAACACCACTTCTCCAAAGGAACTGATCGGTCAATTTCATTGACTCGGTCCGTAAGGTCATCCTTGAGCATAGTAGAGAAAGGCTGATTCTTCCAACAATCAAGCATATAACCCTGTAAAGGTTGTAACGCCTGATATAAGAAGCCATCACCTTTCGAAATGATCCGGAACTTTCCGGGTTCAGGGATAGCCACAATATCAACTGACAGCACTGGAGAAGTGCCATCATCACCATCAAAGATTCGGTCTTTGACTGAATCAACCGCTTTGAGATAGTTTGACTGACGCCAAACATTCACTCCACGAGTCAACTCAACCAAAGCACCTGGAACACTGTGTGTACGCGGGAATTGGAATTTGCCAAACAGTCCTA